GGCAGGGCGGTCGCCCCAAAGCCTGCGGGTGGTGGTGCCCGCTTGGCTGTCCATAAAATTAGTCGCCCATTCTGGTGCGGTGTATTGCCGTGCTGTCGGCGAAAGGGCAGGAAAATCAGTTGCCATTACGGTTTAACCCTCCACTTGTTTGGGTTATTGAATAGTTCTGTCATCTTGAGTTGATTGCCGTCGGCTGCCATCTGGGCGTGGCTTGCTTCTATGCTAAACGCCCCATCCTCTTCGCTTGTGATTCGCTCAATAAGGTACGTTTTTACTTGGCTGACCGTATGCGGAACCGTGAAGATCAAGCCAAATTGATCGCTTTTGCCGTCTGCGTTGACGACTAGCGTCATTGGTGCGGGCTCTACACCTTCTTGACCTTCCCAGCCGATCACCTCGTAGGAGCCTGGCTCGAAGGGTTGAGTGGCGGTGATGGTTCCATCGAGACCGACAACACCGTTGTTAAACAAGCCGTAGGGAGTGGACTCCATGCCGACGCGGATGTAGTCGCCGGGGTTCAGCGAAGTTAGTGCTGCTTCGTGGGTGGTTTTGAATTTGATGATGTGGTCAGTCAGTCGACGTACCAGGATCATGTATTTGGCGACATCGATGGCGTGCTCGCGGTTGGTGCAGAACCCTGACATGTCGATCGATTCAAGCTCGACTGCTGTTTGCCCTACTTCTTCGACGCGAAGTTCGCGGGTGACGGGGAACCGTGCTCCATTGCTTGCCTCAATCTCGTTCTCTTCGCGGTAGGTGACGGAAACTTCGATTGGGGCGCGATCTTCTGGGTTGAGATATTGGAAGTTAAAGCTGCCCTCAAGAATGTTGCCAGCGCTGAATTGATCGGCGATTGATACGTTGCCACTGGGAAAGGCGCGTTGCAGGAAGAACTTGCCTTGACGCTCACCGAACTGCAACAGCATCATGTTTGCGGTATCTGCTGCCCATGTGCGGAGGTTGACTGGCTCGGCTATCGCTCCATCGAAGTAATAGTTGTTGTCTTTGCAAAACTGTGCGGCGTCTGCAAAGCTGTCTAAATCAATCATGTCGTACGAGATGTATTTGCCGGTGCCCCAGCGGTTTTTGACCATGCAGTTCAGCAGAATTTCGGGGAACAGGTGGGACGAGACGTTGCTTCTGTTTTCAATGGGTGTGGATTGTTCTTGTAGCAGGGGTTTAACAGCAATTCCTTTCGTTACATAAGCGCTGAATTGGGGAAGTTGCGTAAATTCAGTTGATGATTGGATGTTCAATCCAACCAATGCCATACTGTCGTACTGAGGAATAAAGCCCTGATTATCTCTGTCTCTGTTGCGGACGATTTCGTTGACGGCTACAACTTCGTGTTCGGGTCCGTTTTGTGCGCTGCTGGTAATTTCGGTGTAAGGGAACATCTCAGCTAGTTTGCCCCAGCTGTCAACATAATTTTCTGCATCGGTTCTGGGTAAACCGCGAAGCCTTACTGGACCGCCAACATTATTTTTCCAGTCGTAGTCATAGTCAGATGCAAGTTGAAAACCGCTATCACTTGCTTCGGTGTTCCCTAGCCAAAACATAAAAGGAGTGCGAGCCAGCCTTACTTCTTCACCGTGGAATGCCAAGAAAGCTCTAGCTTCTGTCAGCCTAATAGCGTTGCTGCTTGTATCGTCCGCATCAAAATTTGAATTTAGTATGTAAAGTTTCTTAGAAGAATTCAGCACCTGCTTTTCGTAGCGGATTTCAAAGCCAGAAACAGGGATTAGTTTTACGCTAATTGTCTGTTCGCTTTCTCTAGATTCAATGCGAATATAATTGTACTGATTCTGCTGGGTTTCCCCTTTGACTCCGACATAGTCGTTAAACGTGCCCCAAGTAGTATCGCCTATCCTGTATTGCACTTTAAAGAAAGAATAGCGTTCAACGGCTGCGGTTACAGTATCGTTGCTATGACGGGTTGAATAAACTTGACCTGGATCTGTGTTTGAAAAAGGTCTGCAGTAATTTTCATCAATAAATTTGTAATCTTTTACAGTGTTAAAGTTGCATAGATTGCTAACACGAATGCCTACAGCGGACCGGATACTTAGTTCAATTGCATTAACAGGGCGAGAGCTTGTAATAAATGCTTCGGCATAACGCATTAAATGCCCGCCAATAAAATGATTGGGGTCATTAGATGTTCCGTTATATCCTCCCGTACCAACGACACGTAGATTGGTTCCTTTACCTGTAATGTCGTCGGCACCAGAGTCTCTAGCTTGTAGGTTTGTGGCGCTATAAACTCCAGCTACGCCAGGCTCTGTAACTTTAAACTCAGCGGTCACACCGTTTTCTTCTATATTCTGGGATGCATCGAGAACTCTGTCGGCTGTTGAAATAAAACGGTTAGGATCTCTTTTCCAGCAGACGGCGGTGGCTGTTCCAATCTTGTATTTTTCTCCTTCAATGAGAGAATCGTCCCAGCTTGACTGCATTCCCGCAATAGTTTGACTGACGTCGTCGCATCTTGCTTCCGTACCTTCGTTGGTTCTATCAAAATCATCGTTATCTGTACTGTCATTTGTGTATCTATCAAATATTGTTTGATCGTTGTAATCAGGGTGCCCATCGCTGTCGGTGCCAGGCATCAGCTCAGACGATGAAAATATTCTGTATCTAATGTTGTTATTAACGGCAAATGATCTTAGCCCTGCTGCGGCGCTGCCGTCACCCCCATTAGTGCCCCCAGCTGCGCTACCGTCCGTGCCAGTGCCGGTAATCCCGCTTCGTGTTACAAAACGGCAGGAGTACTTATCACGCAGATTTAGTTGTTGCCCATCGCTGGGGCATTCGACTCTAATGCGTTCTGGGTCAGTAGTTGTATAAACGGAGCGCACTCCAGGCTGAATTGACGGGTTGACTCGATAAACCAACGCATTGCCAATTGGCGCGTAAACGCCAAATACTGTTTCACTATTGGGTACATACGATGCGCAAAAATCTGTGCGATAGCCTTGGTTGCGAAAGACGCGGTAAACATCGTCAACACCATCAGCGCTGCCGTTACCTGGATCATTTGCAGCAGTACGTCCCAGCACTTGATCGGCGTTTTGTATTCGACCGCCGTTCTTGCGTTCGTAAACCGTTGCTCGCGACGCAAGCGCATTGATATTGTTGTCGGTGAAATAAAAGTTTTGGATTAATGAACTGCCGATGGCGTAGTTGTCAGTATCTGTTTCTCCGATGGTTGCCTCACCAAGAAGGAACACGCCACGGAACATTTGCCCGCCGTACAGGCTCAGTGTTTGGGACCACAGCAGCGGGAGGTTGACGCGAACGCCGCCGTAACCTGACTCCCTATTGGCAAAGACGACTGGAATTGTCGCGCCAAGTGCAGTAACGCCTTGCGTTGAGTCGAAGCCGTACTTTGGGGCGAAGTCGGTATTGCGGACAATCTGTTTGCCGTCGACTGTCTTTTGCTCTGGTTGCCCTGGGTTTCGCTGTGACTGGGGCTTGGGACGTAGCAGCTCACCGGCGATCAGCAGACCCGTGCCGATGACAAGCTGGGCGATGGCGATAATGGTTGCTGTTTCTAATCCGGCTACTGCTGCCGGTGCTGGTGCCTTGTCATATTCCTTCTGGACGTATTCCTTAAAGTATTGGTATTCCTCGTCTGTCAGCCCGATCAGGCTCGCCAGATACCTGTCAGACGGCAGCATCTTCATTAGAAAACCGGCGGTATCGCAGCTTTTTTAGAAGTCTAATGGGCAACCAGCAGACTCCCCTGCGGTGATGCACCATCAATAGTCCGCCGTCAACGACAACACCCATACCCAAACCCGATTCGCCGTTGTCGAACAGCGTCACTGCATACTCCTCGGGTTCGTCAACCTCGTAGGTAAGTCTTTTGTAGATACGCACCAGCTCGTCTGCTTTGCCCGCTCTTGCCATGTCGAACCAGGTGCTGTCCAAGGGTGGGCAGTAGACACCAGCAACTTGCAAGACGTGCCAGGTCAAGATGACACAGTCGGCGGCAACTCCATCGGCGGGGTCGGCACCAAATTCATGTGGCAACCCGAGGTAGTTGCGCCAATTAGACATTCGATTCAAAAGGCAGGGCGCCGACGAGTTCTTCGGTGATGACGCGCGAAGGGATGTTGGCGGCGACAGCGTCGAGTGGAGTTTGCAGGCGAATGACGCATTTCTCAACGTCAGTTTCGTAGCCCGCGATGCGCCACAGTTCAGTGTTAATTAGCTGGACGTTTGAGTAGTC